TATTGATTACAAAATAAGTCTAATTACTTATGATGCAGGTAGGGTTGTATTTAAAGTCGATGATAGGGTTATATCGGGTGTTAAATACCAAACTAAACATACTGAAAAAGAAGTTTATTCGCAACACGTTATTCAGTTCGGGCAATACTGGAACAAAGGATTTAATATAGAAAACGACCCTTTGAATAGAGTCGTTATTCGTATTGATGATTTAGTTAGGTATGAAGCTATAGAATAGGTCTGTTCATATACCTCAAATCTATACTTGTATCCGTGGCTGTTTGAACTTCTAAAAGGAAAGAGGTTTGACAGCCAAAAAAATCTGTTGCTGCTGTGTTATTTGAAAAATTAGTACCTAGTAGCGGTATAGCTGTACTACCCAAAGAAAAAGAGTCATCCCATCTAACAACGCCATCAATGGTTAATTTAACAGTCACATTTTCAGGAGTCATATTTGTCAGGTAAAGCAAGCTAACTATATGCTTACCCGTTAATGATAAAACAGTTGTTAACCCTGAACTGCAATCAATGCCTGTTATCTCTTTATAGCCTGAAGATGTAACAGAGCTAGGAAAGGTTAGATCTTCATCTAACTCAGGTAAAAAACCTATTACTGATACCTCTCCGCAAGGCCCGAATGTATTACTCATATAATCACCTAATCATTTAAATAAGTTCGTTCATCGTCATTAAGCACAAAATCATAAAACCTTAATCCGGCTATATTCATCGTAAAATCACCTGCCAATGTAACATCTCCGCTAGTTGTTAATGTATCAGTGGTAGTTGGTGTAACATTAACAGTGCCGGCCAGCGAGTTATTAATATAAACATTAAGCGTACCGCTCGAAAATGTACATATAACAACATTGGTTGTTGCTGACGTAGCACTTACTGCCGTTGTAGCGTTGTACTCTATAGTATCACTACCTCTAATAGTTGATAAGTAGTTACCTACCGCATCAGTGCCTACGCTAAACAAGTCACCACTAGCACCGGGCAAAACAAACATCTTTTGACTGACGGAAGCCGCAGAATACGCACCTACTCTGAGTACAACACTGAATCCGTTATCTAGCAGAGGTATGTTGTTGTATACATCATAAGTATGCGTTTCTGTGTTGTCTATCAACCAACCTTCAACCTCTTCTCTTGGCGTGTTATCAGGCGCAGACTGAGCAACACCGTATATATCTGTGTAGTTGCCAGAAGAAGGTCTATTAACTGTAAGTAGTTCGCTAAGCACTCTTACTATATTATTCTTAGAGTACAGCCAGCTCAACGGGTTATCAATTAAGCTTTTTCTTACACCATTAAAGCCTATACCGTCTATCCCGTTTGCCCCAGCTTCGCCAGGAACGCCATTCTCGCTAATCTTTACTACCGCTGGATTGTCTGTAGCTGTTACTGTCATTTTTATTTACCCATCAAATAAAGTATTTCATTGTATGTTAATGCACTCGTGTAGAAACTAAAGTAAGACAAGTAAGCATTTAAAAATTCATCAGTACCGTTAGAGCCTAAATAGAAATTAGATGCTATAAAGTCAGTAGACGATAAAGATTGAGTACTTAACAATTCAGTTTCTCCAAAAAACTTAATGTTAACTCCATCGTAAACTAAAGCAACTTTCTCATAACTGAATACATCGAGGTTTACGACATTTGAGCCATTGTTTATATTTAACAAGTTGCCTTCGTAGTAGACGCTAAACTCGTTAGCTCCAGACTCTCCGTTGCTGAATATTGTTTTCTTTGTAGGGTTATTTAGCTTATCTACGCACCTAAAAACAAACGTCCAATTATCGCTAGGTTTAGGAATATTATAAGAATAGTTAAGCTGAAATAAGTCTTGCGCCCTGCTTGATGTCTGGTTTCCTGTATCTATATAGCTAGTCAAATCACCGGCCTCGACTTGTACGCAGCTAATTAATAATTGAGCGTTTAAGGCTGTAGATGTTGCGCTTATCTTAATATTATCATCATTGCCGGCGATACACTTGACTGATACTCTCTGAAATCCTTCTACGCTAGGGTTATCAAGTGAAACCTCCACACCATTGCCGAGAGAGACAGCAAACCCGTCTACCGAGCCGCCTGTTATGTAGGCATAAAAAGATACGTTGTATTCTTGTGCGGCAGTGAGAGAATCAGTATCACCTGTTAATGATATTTGCGCTATAGAGGCCCAGTTAACCCTTATCAACTGGTAATCATGTCTAAAGGGATCTAACCCGTCATAGTTTCCAACAGTGCAATTTTCTAAAGTCCATGTTGATAAATTATTACTGTTTTTAACTAGGTTGGTTTTAGCCTCTTCTATCAAATAGCCTTTGTCTGACTGTTTAGATCTGTCACCATTAAACACCCTGGTTATTTGAGTTCCTGTTGTCTCTATTAAATCAGTAGCGGTGTTGCTATTCTCTATCTGTACACCATATACACCTATTCTAGCGCCAGTTAAACCTCTAGGATTTATTGAAAATATAAAGCTAGAGGAGGGCCATATAGGGTAAACCACCCTCACCCAGTCACTTGTAGCTGGTCTAACTGTGTATTTATTTGATCCGGTAACAAAATCTAGCCCTGACACCGAACCGCTTATAACTTTTACGTAAAAAGATACAGTAACCATTCTTCCGGTTGGTACGTTGTTTACAATTATCTCTGCCACCTCTCCGTTTCCGGTGAGAGAGTCAGTATCTACATCAAGGTTTATTTCGGACGCATTATTACCGCCGAAAGGATCTGTAGTTGTGCCGATATATGACCATCTACCAGATAAATCAGACCAATTTGAAAAGTTGCTAGCCCAAGTTATATAGTTTGTTGTTTCTTGGTTTCTTGCGTATGCTTCATTTCCGTATCTATCAGTAAATGCTCCGTAACCAGTTCTTGTATAGTTGATTACTGCGTTGTTAGAGTGATTGTTGGGATTTAATAAGCTTGATATAGGATCTTCCATGTCAAAAGTATTAATATCAGATGGCCCTAAACCATTAACACCGTTAGAGCCGTTTAACCCTTTTCTTCCTTTGTATATAGTCAGAACTGTCATCTAATACCACCTTGTTTGATCTCTACATCAACGCCTGCTATGGTTTGCTCTGTTGTATCAGAATAAATTAATTTTATAACAGATACGAAGTCTACTTTGTCAGGCCCGTCACCAGTGCCGACAGGAAGTAAAGACTGCGATTCAACTTTTGTTAACGAAAATTGCCCTAGCCCATTAGCAGCATCAGTTAATCCTCCCGTCATATCTATGACTTGAGTTTGATCGGTTATCTTGTTCAGTAGCTGCATTTTAGCTGTAGCGCCAGTAAGATCTATAACTGTGCTTCCGTCAGCTTCTGTATGCTGAAAATCAATTGTAATAGTATCACCAGCAACAAAGCATAGTTTTACTGTTTCAGGACAAGCCATTTTAAGCCCTCAAATAAAAAATATTATACATGATCACCGTTACCATTAACATAGTTGCTAACAGTGGCCCCAAAAAGAGCTACAGCGCCGCCGCTATCTATAACGCCAGAGCCAGCAGTACCGCCAACAGCGTTATTGTTTGCTCCTTGTAATCCGAATGTGTTAACTGGTCCTGTGTCGCTACCAAATGAACCAACAATACCACCCTCTCCGAATGGAGCGTCAAAGGCACCTCCGCCGAATCCACCATTACCAGGTGTGCGACCATTACCGCCAGCACCCCCGTTACCTGCTTGAGACTCATTATCTGTAGTTATAGTGGCATCAAAACCACCAGCACCACCAGATGGTGCAAGTATCTTTCCGTCGGCTACTGGATATGATGAAGAAGGAGTTGCTCCACTTAGATATATATCGCAATCTACACCCTCAGCATCAAAAACTATGCCGCCGTCCGCACCGTTACCTGGTGAGCTAGTTTGAATCCATCCTGAACCTTGAAAGTATGTCATATCAGCACCAGCGCCACCGTTACCGCCTACCGCTTGTAAGTCAGCACCGTTGGCAAGGATTATTATCAACTTACTACCTGAAGGGAATCCGCCAGCCCTTATAGATGCTACGCTAGGCGTACTGCTAGAGCTTGTAGCTCCATCAAACACAAAGGTTAGCTCTACAGGCTGAGAAGGAGCGCCGGCATATTGTATATATAGATTTACATCTGAAACACTACCTGTAATTACAATCTCTGAGTTAGTGTCAAATACAGGCTCGTAGCTATCAGCAGATACAGAATACTCTCTGCCCTCTCTTGTGTATTTTGGATTGATAGATGTTATCTGTGCTCTAGATGTTGTACCAGTCACGCCATCAAAGCCTACATCAACACTTGTTGACAGGTCCACAACGTCACCGACATTGAAATTTAATTTCCTTTCGGGTGTCATCCAGTTATATGTGGCTGGTGCTATGTATCTGTTTACCCACCTATTAACCAGTAAGTCAGCAGAATCCTCATCAAGTAAAAATGTCGGTTTAAACCTTTTTGTTTTTGGTTCGCTATAAAAATCATTAGTCTCTAGCTCTGTTCTTGCGAATAGAGATGCTTTTTTGTAATTCTCTATACTGTCAGATGTTGCTAAGAATCTTTTGTCGTATATAACAAAGGCTCTTGTTACTCTTAATTTCTCGTTATCTTTTTTAATAATCGATTCAAAGTTTATTTCGTTATTTTCTGAAAGTGTAGCTGTTGACTGTTTCCAGACACTGATAGCAGATAACTTAACTTCTCTATCAACAGGATCGAACCACATATCAAGTAAGAAATAAGTCAGTATCATTTCTAACACTTCAAAGGTGTCTATAGATTCATACCAAAGCGTATTTATTTTTGTGTTAGGATGCCATTCATTTATCTCTGCTGCCCAATCTGATTTTGGTATCATTGATTGAGGCACACCAACATCAATAAGGATTCTTTCTAGAAGATCGTCAATTCTCTCATCGTCTGAAACTTCACACACATAAACTTCATCAAACTCATTGTGTGAATCAGTTGCGGTTTTTGTGAGAGTGTTGGTGTAAACGATATCAGAGCCTCTAGTTCCGACAGTAAGGCTTGCTGAGGGCGTACCTATGTTGAACACGCTCTGAACCTTCATGAACTCGTCACCAATCCTTATAGTATCGTCAACTTTGTAATCTACCTTATCGTCAACTTGTACTGTTGTGGTTGTAGGATTCATCGATATTCTTAACTGCCCTTCTAATGGGATAGGCCATACAGTCTCATCAATGTTGATTCTTGATAGCTCATCTTCACAAGTAAACTTCCATTTACCTTTTTTGTCTTGAGATACTGACTTTATAATATAATGCCTAGTTTCTGCCCCGTTCTCCAAATCAATAGAGCCGTCGCTCTCGACCCTATAGTTTTTTATTCTAATATTTCTATTTGTTAACTGGTTTCTTGCTTTAAGCTTGCTGAAAAACGTCCCTGAATTTACCACCTCTCCAGTTACTGCTGGAGCGTCAGGGTTTGGATCTTTACCTGTAATATCAATAAAGCTAATAGAGGCAGTGCCACGGCTAGCAAGACCTTTTCCAGTATTTAATTTAGCTGTAGTTTCGCTTACTTTGTCAACAACTCTAAGTATTCCGCTTTCAGGAAGTATAGGAGCATCCATTTCTGTTAACTTATACGTTTTTACAGCGTTGCTAGGTTGGTCACAAGATAAAGGAGTACCAAAGCCAGGCTCTCCAGATATAGTACACTCACCTTCAACAACAGGGAGATCGAACTCGATAACGGTAAAATGAGTCTGTACAAATTGCCCTCTAGATTGTTCAAAAGTACTCATAACTACAACCCGTTAAACACAGAGAAAGAAAATGATATATTGTTAAGACTCCTCGTTTGCGGATGAGCTGTAACTTGATTTCTTGTTAAATCATAACAAAGATAAGCGCTTGAGTTTTCAACTAAGTTATCCTGCTCTCTTATAAAAAAATAATTATCAACAGCGAAATCTAAAAACTCTTGATACTCACCCTCGCTAAAAGCCTTCGTCATACTTGGTAATGATAGACTTCCTTTTGCTGGTTGTTTCTTTTTTAAGTAAGAAGTCGGTGCAGATAGATTGTTAATTGAATTCTTGCTGATAAAATTCCTATTTAAAAACTGCCTGTTATATCCTGCAACCTCTCCGTTATTTGGTACTTCAAAAGATTTGCCAGCAGCGATAAATGAAACAGTTGGGAGTTGGCCACCTGCGTTACTTAGACTTACCGCTAGGCTTGAAAAGCTCCTCTCATCGAAACTAATGAGTATACAGTTATTTCTTATAAGAGTATTCACGCCAACTGTAGAGCTTCCGTCAAGTACAGTTGCACTAGCATTGAAACCGTTGTTGTCTGCGATATTTACACCAGCGATAGCCACATAATCTATATCAGAAACAGCACCGAAACTGAATGATATTCCAGAGCTGGTACTACTTGTGTAGTGAGTTGAAAAATCTGGATCTGTTACATTAGCCGGATCGTCAGAGCTAGAGCCAACCGTTACAGTTGGCGTTTTTCCTAATAAAATATTACTCTTCGTTATTCTCATTAGTTTCTACCGTTTCTAACTCTATCATTTAGAGCGCCAGCTATTGCATCTATTAAATCGTCACCGCTATCAGTTTCAAATCTTATTACAGTTTCTTGTGCGCCCGATTCAGATTGTGAAGATAATTCAAGTGTGCTTGTCTCTTGCTCTGAAAAATTATTATTAGACGTAGTTTGCGAGGAGCCAGCAGAGCCACCACCAGATATACTACCACCGCCACTAGACGCACTTTGAAGGTTTGCTAATTGCGCTATACCTGTTGCAGTCACTACAGCAGCGTTAGCAAATGCCTCATAAATATTAGACGATGTAGCGAATGCCCTCATTACACCCGTTGCAGTATCAGCAACTATTAATCCAGCCTGTATAGCCTTATTATCTTCTAAGAATTGATTGCCAAGTATACCAGCGGCTTTTACGTAGCTAGACTGTATAGCAAGCTTCTCTTTGTTCTTTAAATCTTCCCACTTAACCTGCTTGTCAATTTCCTTTTTAACTAAATCCGTCCCTTTTGTAACCGTAACCTCTAAAGCTTCTATACCTTCATCAAAACCTTCAGCCATGCTTTCAGCTAGCTTTTTACCGCCTTCATAGCCTAGCTCCTCTGGAGTGGTTCCTAGCAAAGCAGAAAGCGCTTCAAAGCTTTTCTCTTCCCTTTCAGCTAATACTTCATCCAGAGTGTCTAAGTCGTTAACAAAATCATTTACAGCAGCTTGCGCTATCGTTAGCGGATTTCCTACCGATGTAGCAATAAGATCGAATGCTTGACCTGATTTAACACCTAATGTAACGACAGCGTTTATAGCCTTAATTAACTCTTCTGAGTATTCAGCTATCAGCCTTTTACCTTCGGAATCAAAAGCTGTCCTTGCTTCTTTTAGTGCGTCACCTACATTTCGTATTTTATGGATTTCTTCAAGTGATAGAGTTGCATTTAGATCGTCGAACTCTTCTCTTAGACCTTTTATGCCAGCACCACCATCTTTAAGTAAAGGTATTAGGTCTGTAGTATCTGAAGCCATACCCTCAAGGGCAAACGACATTTTTTCTGCGGATACACCGGCGACTTCCATTCTTGTCACCATTGCTTGTAACACTTGAGGCCCTGACATTTCTTGAAATGCTAATGCGGCGTTAGTTGCTTCAATCCCTGATAATCCAAGAACGTCAACAAAATCTTTAAAGCCACCACCACCAGTAGCCAAAAACTCACCAATTTTCTCTCTAGTGTCCTTTGATATATCACCAAGCTTTTCAAGAGATACGCCAACAGATGAGGCAGCAAAGGCCAAAGACTGCATTGACTCTACAGTTTCACCTGCTCTATTTGATGCGACTTCTAATTCTATTGCGTATTGGTTGGCGCTACTTACAGCAGCGGTCATTACAGCGGATACAGCAGTTACAGCGGCAGCAGCGCCAGCAGCGGCTTTTGTGAATTTAGAAAAGCCTTTTTCTGACTTCTCCACTTTACCATCAAGGCTGTTTAAGCGCTTTTCTGTATTTTTTAGCTTTGAATCAAGCTTGGATGTTTTAGCATCTAATTCTACTATGAGTGATTCTGTAGCCATTCTTTAGACGCTCCGTTAATCTTTCTTTCAAAATTAAGCATGATACTTAAATCAATATTAGTTTCTTTAACGTCAGATAATACTTTTATCTCAACAAGATCTAGCTTCCATGCTTCAGTTGGCGCTATATTTAATACTTTTGTGCAGTATTTAAAATAACTCCAGTAATCTAGATTAAACGGTTTTGTTTTTTCAGGTATTACCCCTAAGTAACCGCTTTTTTTTTATCTAACTGTGAATAGTACTCGTTTACTTGAGTAGCTAAAGACACAGCAACTAGAGGCCACGGCTCACAAAGGTCACTATCATCTTCATCAGATGGCATCCAGGAAACTCTGTACATTGCATCTTGTATCTCTGCTAGAGGTATAGATTTATCCTCTTGCTTAATCAAGCAATGAAACAAATGAGATATTGTTTCGAATGTTTCTAACCCGAAGAAGTGACGCAAGCGCTCAACCGATTGCATACCTACCGTCTCGCGACAGGCTTCAAGATACCCCATTAGTACATATGTGATATCTTTTCCTGTTTTCTCATGGAATGACTTACAAGCCGCTAAATTAAGCTTGTAGTCATATTCCTTGTAGCAAAGTTTAATTGTCATTATGCTGCCGGTGTATGGGTTACTTCACCAGATGATAAGAACGTGATCGTAGTTGACACCTTATCACCATGCGGCAATGCATCACTAAGAGCATTGGGAACCATAGTACCGCTAAATGACTCATCTGTAGTTGCTGGACTAGTGTAAGTGATTGTGTATGTATCTTGTGTGCCAGCTAAAGCATCAGCACGAACCTTTCGATACTGAGTGTCATCGTTATATACGATAGTGCCAGAAAAGTTCAGTTGCTTACCTGCTAATTCACCATCTAACAACGTAACCCAATCGTTATAAGATTTGTTAGAAATATCAATAGGTGTTCCGTTCCAAGTCAGAGTCATTTCCATCTGACCAACAATTTCACCTGTACCGTTTTGGATTACTACATTAGTACCGTTAATTTCACCAGACATTTTTATATCCTCTGACTGAATGTTAAATAATTAATTGAAATATCGCGTTGAAACCATGATTCTGTCTCAAAGCCGTTATTTACAGTTGATTCTAGTATATCAACTCTTTGCGTATTATACACTATTGTATCGTTATAGTTAAAAGCGCTCTTTATTTGATCTACTAACTGAAGTTGATCGTTATCAAAATTAGATGAGTTCTTTTTAACAAACACGCTTACCTGGAATATACCGCGCTGCTCGTCTGAGCTAGCAGAAGTCTTGCCTGTAATCTCTTCTGTTGCTGGTATAAAGTAACATGCTAGCCACTTTTCTTTATTAGCAGGATCGAAGCTTTTATTTTCAAATGCTATATCAGAGTTAGGCAGTACAGCCGCATTGATTAGCTTTTGAAGTAACGCTTGTTTTGTATCTAAATAACTCATAAGTTTTTCAGCTTACTTTTCATTTTAGCGATAGTCTTTCTTACAAAGCCGTTAGGCGCTTGTTTTGAAAAACCTCTGATAGTGTTTTCTGTTTCTGGCTTCTTGGTGAATCCACCGTACTCCAGCAAATGCGCGTAAGGTAAGTTGTTAGTAAAGTATAGCTTCTTACCAACTACCGACTTGGGCATTTTACTTAGCTGTCTGATAGCACCCAACCCTTGAGACTTTGCGGTTGTTGTTTGGTTAGATGGAGCGTTAACAGTTAGAAACCAATTGTTTCTGGCTCTGCCAGAGTCTACAGGCGTTGCTTTTACGATTTCAGATAGGCCAGCAAAATAAACGCCGCGCAAATCTTTGTTTAGAGAGCCCTCTAAATTATTGATTGCCTTTTTAACGTTTTTAAGACCCTTTAACGGCATTACTGCACCCTTAACTGTGATATATAGACAAGTGTATCAGATGTTGGAGATTTTACATCTTGATTAACTATGATGTATCTAGTGCTGCCCTCTTCGATTATGTCACCATTGTTTACCGGCACTTCATAATCACTAACAAGCATCCTGTCACCTGTTTGAATCTCACCTGAAAACTGGTCTTTATCAAATGACTTAAAAATAGCGTTAACGAGTAGCACTTTTGATTCTGTTTCAGTAGCAGGAGATAGGGGAGTATCACCACCTGTTACAGTTTTCTGTATTAGGTATATTTTATCAGAGCTTGCCGAGCCTGTTTTATTAATAGCTTTAGCTAAACCCTTTTGAATCTTAGCCCTTATATTAGCGCTACTCATTAAAACCTCGTAAGCTTGTTATTAGAGCCGCCGTTGATAAAATACCTATTCAGGTAAGCGTCAGCTCTATCTGTGCGAACCTGAGTCCATGCGCCACCACTAAAATAAGATTCAGAATAAACACCGTCAACATTAAAAGATGCTAGGTTATCAACGTTACCAGTAATTAGTATATCTGATTCATTAGCTTGTATTGCTAATTCCATTTGAGCTACTTTTATATCGCTTGGTATTGAGTTGCTGGGAACATGAAAGTTATTTGCACATACGCCGCTTCTAGGAAATGGTAAGGTTTGTTCTTGTGATACTCTGTAGCCCTGCATCTTATTTTCAACACCGAAAAGATAGTCCATACCTAGCACTAAAAGCGCCTCTCTTTCTGGCTGAGTAGGAGGGACATCAAAACCTCTAAGCCCTGCATAGTATTTGAATTCATCGTCAGTGGCAAAGCTATTTGCATTAGCAACGATAGAGCCATCCTCGATAACTAATTGAGTGCCTATGGCTATTGTAATTTTATCTAAGTTGCCTAGCTCTCTAGATGTTATATCAGTGCCGTTGGTAGACTGAGCATCAAAGTAGGTTACTGTTGCGAATATTCGCCCAACTTCTGAGGTGCTAGATAAATCTAAACTTAAATCAGTAGCGTTCTCTACAACAACTAAACTAGGCGTTGTCTGCGTTGAATAAGTTTCGTTGCCGAAATTAACGACTATATTTGTAGACAAAGTAAGGTCGATACCGCCAAAAACAAGAACGACCTTATTATCTTTGTTTGGGATTACTAAATTTTGAGACATAAAAACCTCGTTTGATTAATAATCACATTCTATCACCGTTTAAAAAAACATACCATATACCCCCTTTGTTAAGGTGTTTTTATCCACCTCTCAACCCTTACTGCCGCTGAAGGAGAAGAATTCCAGCCTGTAGACCCTGAAGTCTCACCAGCTATAAGACCGCCGCTATTGTTGCCGTTAGAGTCTCTGATAACTTCATATGTTATATCTATACCAGCTGGTACTGTAATCCACGCCTCATCAGTAAATAAAGATGTTTGATTAGCATTCTCTAATCTTTGGTTGATAGTTCGACCTGCTTGAACGCTATTTATAGTAACTCTAAAATTAAGTATAGAAGTGCCGCTGGCTCCTGTTCTGCCATATTGAATAGCTGTTTTTATTCGGTATGTACCAGCCGTATTTATTCTTAGTATGCTAGCCTCAGTATCAGCTCCTTGAGCTATTGTCTGTATTGGATCTAAAGGCCCACCTTGCACAACTCCAAACTGTATATACTGCGCAACATCTGTAGTGCTTGGCTGTTGCACCGAAATCAAACTCTCTCCATCGTAAAGCCTTTCTATTGATATCCCTTGCTGCGGATCAAATCCGCCTCCAGTAGCAGACAGTATCTCTTCGAGTAGTTCATTTCTAATACTCATAATTAGTCCTTATAAAGCGTCAAGCCAATCTCTTAATAATTGATTTCTATTGTTGGGATTTGTCACTGTTCCACCGTTGGCTATGACAATATCCGAAAGTATTTGATTCATTGTGCGCATAATTACCCCCAATAAACTGCATTGAGGGAATTATAATTAGAGGGAAGTGAGGGATAAACAGTTGGCTAGCTAGCCCGTTGCAAGTCCCTCAACAAGCAACATTTGTATTATAGCGCATTGCCAGTAATAAAAAAGCCCCCATTAAAGGAGGCTTTTCTTGATTATTAGAAAGATATTACTTTTCTTCTTTCTTTTCCACTTTGCCTTGTTTGGCCTTACAGTCAGATTTTTTTGCTAGCTCGATGAACTTCTTAACAAGGTACTCATCACCGCTAACAACATATTCAACTTCTTTATCAAATCTGAATGAGTGAAAAGAATTCGCAGGTAAACAAATACCTTTGCATTTTTTAGACTCGTCTTTTTCAAACTTGTATTTAGTTAAAATATCCATTGTCATCACCCTATAGAGTTACAGCGCGAACGCCTAGCGTATCTTTAACTTGTGTTGCCGATTGATCCCAGTTAGTAGAAAGTGCTACTGCTGCATCATTTGGTGATTTGCCGCCGTTGGCCTTATCCCACGTCATACCTTTAACACCAAGGTTAAAGCTAGACTCTTCTTTAATTAGCTGTTTAGCGTTATCAAACTCAGTTTTAGTTTCAGTGTAGACGCGAGAATCACCGTTATCTTCGACAACCATAGCGCCTTCAACCAAACCGATTTGGTAATAGTTGTCTGTACCAGCGTTATCAAAGAATAAGTTAGGCGAGTCAGTCATAACTAAAGTGCGACCAAAGCCGTCAGTCATTACCTGTACGTTATCAAACGTGAATAAACGCTCACTGTTGTTTAATGCGTTCTCGTAAATATCATGCATTGATTTACTATGCATAATCCAAGTACGAATAGCCTGAGATCGGTCGCCAAACAAACGCGATGCGTTATTTAAGCTTTGAAGCGATGCGATACCACCAGTACCATCATATTCTAAACCAGTTGTCGTTGTAGAAGCTACAGCAGCAGCAATCGCAGTATTAACCATGTATTGCATTTTAGCCATACCAACCTGAGTACCAAACACTGTACCTGCTTCATCTGCTGGGCGTTGCGTCCAATCAAAAGAAGTGCCCGTATACTCTACAGGCTTAGAGCCTGATCCAACTTTTACAGATGTTTCTAGTAACTGAGTTAAATCAACAGAAGCCAGTGCAGCGGTTGAATATGCATTACGGTTGCCGTATAGGTCAGCAATTAAAGAGTATTGAGACTCTTCAGAATAATCACCTACGTTATTAGCGCTACGTAAAACCATTGCGTTGTTCGTTGCTTGGTTCCATAGGTTAGTGTATTGGTCAATAACTTCAGTCGCAGCGCTTTGAGCGAACTGATTAAATACTACAAAATCATTTAAACCTGCCATGATAAATCACCTTATTTTTTATTAGCTAAATATGCCGTTTTCTCTTTTGTTGACATTTCGCTAAACTTTTTACCTTGGTAACTAGTAGTGTTGTTACCACCACCGCTAGCATTACCGCCCGAATTATTTGGAGCTAAACAGTAATTTTTACCTATATCTGTTTCCGCCCATTCTTTTACTGCATCACTTAGTGATTTTTCTCCGATCATGGCTTTACCTTCGGACAAAACCGCCTGAGACTTAAGCATTGCTTCAGCGCCAGACTTTAATGATGGGTTAATGTTCACCCCGTCGAGCGCACGACTTAAACCGTCATCAATTAACAAGCTTGTCAACGCAGAATCTTTCTCAGACAACTGAGATTTTAAAGCCTCTAACTCCTTGTTGTATTGCTCGTCTTTTAATTCTAAAGCCTTAGAGTAATTACCTTTTGCCTCTTCTCTCTCTTGCTCTACATTAGATGCAAGCTGCCTTAGTTTTTCTAGCTCTGCATCCTTATCGCCATCAGCGCTTTTGCTTTTGGTTAGCTTGCTTAGTAACTCTTCGTTTTTACTAACCAAACCACCAGCACGCCTGTTTGCAGAATCTAATAGTTGATTTTTTACTTCTTCTGGCAAATCTAAACCAGCAAGATCTTCTTCAAAACCTTTTAACATGTGTCGACACCCTTTAGGTATTTTTACTATTCTTTGAATAGAATCGCTAACCATTAGCGAATAAAGCTATTTTAACATGTTTTATCTAGTGGTCAAATTAACTAAATATTAGCCCTTTCGAATGCTAACGGGTTTTTAGCTCTCATCTCATCGAGAGTAATAGGTCTGAATTTTTGGTCTACCGTTAGCTTTGCGAATTCTTCTGCATTTAATCCGCCGTCACGTAGTAGTTTAGCCCTTGTTGGACCTAGTACGTCATTCTGGTAAGCTGCCGATTGCCTTTTAAGGAATGAATAGTAAGTTGTATCAGCTTGAACTTGTTTAGGTCCGCTACTGCCTCTTGACGCTCTTTTGCTATCACTATCGTCTAGTGAATATCTTTGGTCTACAACTGGCGCTGTTGTGCTTCTGCATCCAATATGAAATGGCGGTTTAGGTTGGTATGAATCTGACCACTTAAATATTTTACCGTCTAGGCTTCTGCATTCTGTTGTTGTCCTGCTATCTAAAGTAGACACCCATTCATAACCAATAACAACATCGTCATTTTCTTTCATGGTATCAAATCTAGCCACATTAGATACGTGCGTTGTAGCTGTTCGAGTCACCATCATGTTATTGCGTCTGGTCTGCTTATCTAGTGAGCCGCCTTTACCAGATATTTTACGTGCTATCTGTGCGTTAGTTTCACCAGTTAAAAAGCCAGTAGTGATAATGTTTGATACACGTCTTATTTCTGACTCTGACCAGTTTACTATGAACGGTCGCAATAAAATATTATCGTTGCTATCAGGAAAAACTAGAGGCGTTTCGTTTATAGAAGTCCATAACTGATTTGGCGCTGGCGATGTAAAATTTATATCGTCACTTTCAAATACGTCTTCTAAGCTTTTTACCTCAAACTCTGACTCTTCAACGGCAAACAAACGTAATTGTGCAAACAGCTCTTTGTTGTACTGCTTGTAAATATCAGATTGAATCTTGGTTATGTCGTTAAGGAGTTTATTGAGCTTTCTGCCTGTAGGTGTTGCATCACCTTCAATCAAAAGTCTTTCGCTTATTTCTCGTCTTAACTGATTTAGGTAAGGAATAAAATCACGATGCAATCCACCAGCATAACGCTGAACCATAACTGCATGGCGTGACTCATTTCCTATTGATTGCTCTAGCGCTGCCATTATTGATCACCAATTAAGCCGCTACCCTCTCTAGCTATCTTGCTTTGCTCTTCTTCTGCTGTTACGTTTCCGTCAGCTATCTCGCCGCGCTGTAAGTTATCGTAAAATGTATCATAACTAATCGCGCCACCTTGCCATGCAGCAAGTAACGCTGTTAATGCTTGTGGGTTTAATGCTTGCGGATTGTAATCAGTGTTAAGCTTATAAACACTTTGCTCTGTACCACCTAACCACCTTGAGCAGAAGTTGAGCGCTTTAGTCATTGCCTCGCTAACATTTGTAGCTATGTTTGACACAGTAGAGTTTTGAGCTACTTGATCTAAGCTTTTAGCTTCCGCAGATTCAGCGCCAGCAATGCGAGGCTTTAACATCTCAGCACCTAAAGCCGCCATTCTTTGCTCCATGTCAAGCAAGTATTGACGCATAGATCCGCCGTCCGACTCTGTTTGTAGTACGCCGAATTGCGCATCGGTGCTTGCGCTTGACCATTTAGCGCCTGGCCCAATCATCAGGTTATCATCATTACCCTGTACGCCTGTTTCATAAAATACAGGAAATGCACTCGCGTGCTCTTTCGCTGCGTAGTCAGCAAAGAATCTGTAATGGTTGTAGTTAGCGTCTACCAAATCATTAATAACAGACTTTTGTTCAGCACCAACGCGCACAAGATAAAAAGGTATCTCATTTGATGGTTGTCCATTTACTAGGATAGGCGTAGGCTGTTGTATTTCGTCGCCGTTATCTTTGTATACTGATTGATGATAAACACCGTCTATAAGCTCTAGCACCCTGTATTGAGTCTCAGTTGTTACTTCGAATCTTTCTTTTACAGTTGTTGACGCCTCCATAAGTACTAGCAAGACAAGTTTTTGCTCGTTATTAACTACATCATAGTGCCAATTAATAATAGATTCGTATGGATAGTGAAGTATTTTAGGCCTAAGGTTATTTGCTTCTGCATCAGCTATAGATACAGCTTGCTGGACATTGGGGAAATCGACCAGCAATCCAGAGCGAGGCGTAATGAAAGCTTCGTTTACTGCGTCTTGCGCAAGCTTTCTAAGGCTGTTGCCTTTGCCGTCTGCGTTTACCTGTAGGTATTCAATATTATTATCTAGGTCAGTTACAGGGTCTTTGCTAAATATCAAACCACCTAAACCGTCAACTGTGCGACCTGAAGCACCGTAGAAGTAAGCAAGTGATAAATATTTATTGTAAGACGCTCTACCTTCAGCGGATACGCAATTACCTTTTCTTATTTGCTGATATCCGTTTTCCAATTCGTGAGTAGTGCAGCACATAGAAGCTAAAGGAGGTAAGAATAACTCTCCCTTATCTTTTACTGCTCGCTCACCAGCTACGGCGCATCTATTTCTAACTACGTCAGGTAGTAAATCAGTGTATTCTTTTCTTGGTTCTGTTACTGAACTCATGTGATAAGCCTTGTTTTTCGTACCTGTGGCTTAACCACTGGATGCTCATAACTAATCATATAACCTAATGCGGTAGTTATATGCTGATAATCTGTCTCTTCTTCTTGGAATGAAGATCCTTTCTTTAATTGTACCGTATTTAAACCTTTATGTGTATAAGGGCATTTTTTAGAGTTTACATATAGGCTTACTTTACTGTCTGCTGTTCTTATCTTTGCTCTTAGCGCGTTTTGCCTGTCTTTTATTGCAGGGTGTTTATTTGACACCTTCCTTGTGAATTTCCACCCTTCACCTCTTAAATAATCTTCCATTTGAGTGTAGTCAGATTGATGTCCGTGCTTCTCCCCTGCTTTTCCAGCAGGATCACCGTAAATAATAACATGTTTATTTTTATGATCTTTGTATCTCTCGCAAAACTCTATAGCTGATTGTTCAGTTACGGCGCTAGCAAGTATTATTTCATCCAAAATGTAATACGAATCACCTCTTTTGACCGCTATACCTGAGCTCATGGGCGTATAGTTAAAATCGTGATGCCATAATAATTGTTCGTGTGGCAATATCTCTTCTTCTGTCAGGTTATCTTTAGAATAGTCTTGATATATCCTACCTGTAGCTGTTTCGAATGACGCTTCAAACTCCTGCTTGTATTGTATTGATGACATAACCTTCTTGGCTCTTTCTGCCATTTCAGGGAATATCTCTTTAGTCATCCAGTGAAATACTTGGAAATCATCATCAATTCCAGATTCGGCTTTTTGACAAAGGTCATAATAGTGATTAAGGCCATCTGGAACACCTAATAACCAGCACCAAGCCTTGTAATCAGGGCAGGTCGGGTTAACTGTGTTTAGCGCTGGGTATATATGAGCCTCCCACGCCCCCTCCCTTATGTCTGCAAACTCATCTATGCCACCGCCTTTCCATGGTATACCTTCTATCCTTTGTGGTTTATCCAGTCCTATTACATGAATCTCTGAGCCATTATTTAAATATATTATTCTTTCGGATATATTTGGTTTTTTGCTATGAGTGCAAGATAAGGATAGAGCTAGAAGGTCGTCCCAAAATATTTTCTTTGCTTGGTCATGAGTCGGTGCTGCGGCGAAATACGGGCCTATGTGCTTGTTTGCTTGCTTTACGAGGAATCTTTTAAATCTTTCTGTCTTACCTGAACGCCTACCAGCAGGCACCAGAGGGAATCTTACACCTCTTAATACTGCGCTAATAAGATTCAACTGAACAGGATGGTCTTTAAGTTCGTACCATCTGGATAGTTGCTTATCTAGCTTTAGATTTCCTGTTTCAATCATCCTGGTAATTTATCTATTAATTTAGACACTGATTCCGCCAGACTATCATCAGCAGCTTGAGTCTCAACCTTTTCTCTCCATCTTTCAGGCTGTCTATTATTGAGCCAGTACTTAATTGATATTGGATCAGGTGGATAAATACGCTTTACATCATGCGTAACTATCTCGCCTTGATTATTGAATACCTTTGTTTCTGTATGCGAGTAACCAGTAGCTCTTTCGTAAAGGCTAGCCGTAACCTCTGCATCAGCAACTTCCTTGCCAGCTTTTAAGGACTCCAAGAATGAGGGGTGTTCTATTTTCCAATTATTAATTGTTGATTCAGCAACCTCAAAAAAATCAGCTAAATCCTTATCAGTGTACCCCATCAAACAAAGCTTTCTTGCTTGCTCGTTATACTGTTCTCTATACTTAGTTGGTTGTCCAGGACTCTTTTTTGCCATCTTTAGCTTCACCTTAGATGATAAAAGACTAGCTTAACTAGTCTTATCGTGCTTTAAACTACTGCTTGGTTAATGCCAGAAGCACCGAACGCAAACGTAAAGTCGTTATTGACTAAATCTAATGGAGTTGTTCCATCAGCCGTCATGTCGTAAATCTGAACTAAATCATCTGAAGCGCTGGTGTTATTGTATATTACAGCACATCTTAAATCAGCCGGATTAGAAGCGTCTTTTAATATTTGACCTATATCGTTAGCATCAAAAGTAATTGTGTTTGTAGATCTAGAGTATGCAACGCTAGCTAAGTTGTAACTAGATGCAACATTACCACCACTAACAACAGTCACACTCGCTAGGTTAGGGTTAGCTAAATCAGCACTTACGCTTGCATAAGTATTAGAAATAAACGCGAGAGTCCAAGTGTCTGCTTGGTTGTAATCACCACGCCTTTCCTTTAATACGTATTCGTTAAATAGTTTTGAATCACCTGCCGCCATAATCAGCCCTTAAACTTAATAGTTATCTTATCTTGTTCGTATTTTACACTAATTCCGCTATCCGCGAAAGAAGCCGTTATATTGCTAAAATCTTGTGTTACACCTGTTACTACTTTTCCTTTTACTGCGTTATAGTTAAATGCCGGTGTATCACCAGTAACAGTAATCTCACCACCAAGAGTGACCACACCTTCAACACTATTGTAGTTATAGCTAACTGTAGCACCAGTAACCAATATCTCTGAAGATAGATCAACAGATCCGCTAATGGAGTTATAAGGGTACGAAGGTGTACTTCCTATAATTGATATTTCACCAGTTAGATCAATCGAGCCTTGTATTGAATTATAAATATAAGAAGGAGTTTGCCCTATTACATTTATCTGCCCTGTAAGATCTAACACACCGTCTATGCTACTATAAACATAAGAAGGTGTTGAGCCTATAACAGATATTTCACCTGTTAGATCTACTAGCCCGTTTACTTGGTTATAAGAAAGTTGAGGTGTCTGACCTATTACCGATATTTCGCCAGTTAAATCAACAAGGCCGTTTATACTGCTGTAGTTGTAAGATGGTGTTTGCCCTGTTACAGATATTCCGCCGCCTTGATCTGCCCATGCGCTAGATGTACCCCAGTTAGCAGGGTCGTTCTGGTTGTCGTATTCCGCAGCAATCCAATCATCAGAAAATGCCGTTTCTGATATTTTTATCGGGCCAACCGCCGAGTGCGTGTTACTAGAGCCATTACCAAAAATAACGCCTCCTGTCGACCCTGTGCTATTTGTTTTTGGCACATTAGCGATATTTACACCATTAACGTAATTTTTTAACAAGGAGCCTGTCATGGTTACGACTTGATTAAACCAGCCGCTACCTGTCTGTGGAGAGCCTGCGCCGCCATTTCTAGTGCCATTAATAAGCGCGTCAAAGCCGTTATCATTATCAGCCCATATAATAAAATTGTTCCCGCTACCATTTATTTGTCTATCGTCATTAAATGTAGGGTCTTTAATCCACTGTGATACATACAGAGTATTTAAATTAGATAAAGGAGCCCCGGGTTGCAGGTTAAATAATGTGGTTGAATTTAATGCATAACCTGATGAGCCGTTCCAGTCTGATTGCGACGGGCTTACTGTCTGAGTAGCGCTAGTTTGAAACGCATCAAAAGAGCCTGTACTACTTTCTGTTGATGTAGTCCCGCCAGGGTCGTAAATAAAATTATTTATGTGCCACACAGCTATGAAATCATCCCAAACCGCATTCCTACCTATTGGATCTGTTACTGCTGGTTGTGTTGTAGCTGTATCGTCAGCTTCTAGGTATATTGTATTACCTGTTGCTGCTGTTG